TGGACGATTGGTGTTGGTCATGTGATGTACCCAGAGCAGGGCAAGCTTAAAATTGAACAGCGGGATGCTTTTCAGCCGCATCCTGAAGATATGCGTACTTACACAATGGAAGAGGTAGATGGGATTCTTAGACGCGACCTTGATCGGTTTGAACGTGGAGTGGAGAAGTTCTGTCCTGTTGCTCTTACACAAGGGCAGTTTGATGGTCTTGTGTCTTTTAGCTTTAACGTCGGTCTGGGCACACTCCAGCGTTCAACGCTGCGTCAAAAGCTGCTTCGCGGTGATAAAGAAGGTGCTGCTGAAGAACTCTTGAAGTATTGCATGGCGGGGGGTAAAATTCTCAAAGGGCTACAGAACCGTCGTATTGACGAGCGGGCCTTGTTTCTATCTTAGGACTGTCAATGCCGCTCAAAAAACTAACCCTGAAAGCTGGTGTTAACCAAGAAAATACCCGCTACACAAACGAAAACGGATGGTGGTCAACCGACAAGATGCGGTTTCGTCAGGGTACGCCAGAGAAAATTGGTGGCTGGCAACGCATTTCAACCAATACATTCTTGGGTGTATGCCGTTCTTTGTGGAACTGGGTAACCCTGGCATCTCTCAACCTGATTGGTATTGGCACCAACTTAAAGTTTTACATTGAAAATGGTGGTGCGTACTATGATGTGACGCCCATCCGCGCTTCTTCAATCATTAACAACAACCCATTTGCGCTTGGTGCCACAACGACAGTTACAGTTACTGACACAGCACATGGTTGCTACACCAACGATTATGTGACCTTTAGTGGTGCTTCTGCTATTGGTGGCGGTGGTACTAATGTGACCGCAGCTGTGCTGAATCAAGAGTTTAAAGTCACTGTTATTGACTCTAACACTTACACCATAGTTATATCTGTAGTACCAAACGCTACTGCTTTAGCCGCCTCTCCTGGTGGTGGTGCAACTGTCACGGCAACATATCAAATCCACACTGGCCCTGCTTATGCTGTAGCTGTAACTGGATGGGGTGGCGGATCTTGGGGTTCTGGGACATGGGGTTTTGGCACTGCTTCTGTCAACTCGCTACAGATTTGGAGCCAATCTAACTTTGGTGAAGACTTGGTATATGCTCCCAAAGGTGGCGGTATTTATTATTGGTCTGCCCAAATTGGTGTATCCCCACTGGCAACCACGATTACTATCGCATCCCCTGCCGTCTTTACCAATCAGTCTGCGCTTCGAAATGGGACAGCAGTAACGCTGACAACCACTGGTTCTTTGCCTACTGGATTGTCTGTGGGTACAGTTTATTATGTGGTGAATACCAGCGGTCTAACCTGTAATTTGTCTTTGACCTATGGTGGTGCAGCTATTAATACCAGCGGTTCACAATCAGGTTCTCAGGCATTCTCTCCACGGGGTATTAACATTACCCAACTGGGTGGAGCTTCTGATGCGCCAACAATTCAGAACTTGATTTATGTTTCTGATACCAGTCGTTTTGTGTTTGCTTTTGGCTGTAACGATTATGGAAGCTCTATCCAAGATCCAATGTTGATTCGCTGGTCAGACCAGGAATCCGTTACCAACTGGACGCCAGCTTCTACCAACCAAGCCGGTAGTGTTCGTCTATCACATGGCTCAAAAATCGTATCTGCCGTTCAGACCCGACAAGAGATTGTGGTTTTTACTGATGCGTCTTTGTATTCACTGCAATACCAGGGCCCACCAGCTGTTTGGTCTAGCCAGTTATTGGGTGATAACATTTCTATTGCAAGCCAGAATGCGGCTACAGTTGCTTCTGGTGTTACTTACTGGATGGGCGTAGACAAGTTCTACAAATACGATGGTCGTGTTGGAACATTGCGTTGCGACTTGCGTCAGTACATTTACCAAGATATCAACCTGTCCCAGTGGGCGCAGGTGTTTTCAGGAACTAACGAAGGTTTCAATGAGGTCTGGTGGTTCTATTGCTCAGCCGGTAGCACAGTCATTGACCGCTATGTGACCTTTAACTATGTGGAAAACAATGGTGAAGGCGTCTGGGCTTATGGTCAGTTAGGCCGTACAGCATGGCTGGATTCTGGTCTGCGTGATTATCCTATTGCGGCTACTTACACCTACAACCTGGTTAACCATGAGTTTGGCAATGATGACAATGAAACTGGAACCACGCTGCCAATCAATGCTGTTATCAGCTCTTCAGAATTTGATATTGATGATGGTGACCATTTTGGATTTGTATGGAGAATTCTTCCAGACATTACATTCCGTGGATCCACCACAACATCGCCAAGCGTCACAATGACATTGATTCCAATGCAAAACTCTGGCTCTGGATATAACAATCCATTGTCTTTGGGTGGCAACTCAGCTCAATCTGTGACCCGAACATCCACAGCAGTCATCGAGCAGTTTACTGGTCAGATATATGTAAGGGTTCGCGGCCGCCAGATGATTCTTCAGATTGAATCAAACCAGTTGGGTTGCACATGGCAGCTTGGCTCTCCACGTTTGGACATCAAACAAGATGGTCGTCGAGGTAATTCATGACATATATTGTCACATCGCAATACGACATCAATCAGGTTGCTGCACCTAACTTGCCAGTCGCTACCATTGAATATAACCAGCAATACCAAGACCAGCTTAACAATGTGCTTCGCCTGTATTTCAACAGGTTGGATGCAATTCTTGGGCAGTTAAAGATTGGGTCTGGTTCTATTGATGGCTCTGGTTTACGGCTTCCATATGGTGCTTTTTCTAGCAATCAATCCCAAACAACTACAGCTAATACGGCTACTTTGATGACGCTCAACACCACGGATTTTTCCAATGGTGTCAGCATTAACAGTTCCAAAATTACTGTAACTACTCCTGGTATTTATAACTTGCAGTTCAGTACGCAGTTTCAAAATACCGATAACGCCATTCAAGACATTAGCATCTGGCTAAGACAAGGTAATGATGGTGGGGGTTCTTCAGACATTTCTGGTTCAACTGGATATGTATCTATCCCAGCAAGAAAGAGTGCATCTGCTGGTCAAGAGGCCCATGAAATTATTGGTTGGAACTATTATTTGAGCATGGCTGCCAATGACTATGTGCAGATCTATTGGTCAACCACACTTGCTTCTGTAACTATTCAAGCATACGCAGCTTCAACAGGCCCGACTCGTCCATCTACACAGTCTGTTGTGGCGACACTTTCATTTGTGTCAGCTTTGCCTTAAGGTGTAAACATGGCCATCCAACAAGATTTTTTACAAAGCATATACGAAGACGGTGGGGATTTCGGTAGCGATACCCTGTCTCAAAATGCAGCTTTAGCCAACATTATTAACCCAAAGCCGGCAACTGCCACCTCTTCTACAACCACCACCACGACGCCGGCAAAGAGAAATTATGATGCATTGACCCAGCAAATTCTTGCGCAAGGTTTAACTGGCAAATGGACGGGTGAAGGCTTTGGGTCAGCCGAAAAGAACGCGGCTGACATGGCTAGGATTTTGGATAGCATTGGCATTACCGACATTAAGCAGTTTGGCAAGATTCCTCAGTACGAGACTCAGTCACAGTACAAAGGTCAACCAGTCAATGTTGATGAGGATGGCAATACCTACATCATGGCTCCCGGTGGTGGAGGAGTTGATGATTATGGCAATCCAATGCCTAGCAAACAAATCGTTGATCCCAAACTGGTAGAGCAAGTACAAGTTCAAACCAGCGAAACATTTGGCAATAAGCTGACGGGTCAAACAGTTCCAAATACATACAGCGAACGTCAAACAGGCAATGCGTGGGGCGGCACATTTGCGGGCTCCGGAAATACGGGCTATCGCGTGCAGTTTGGCGCTGATGGAACACCGTATTTTTATACAACAAAAGCATCGTCTAACGATCTTGCCAATATTATGCAGGATCTGGGGCCTGCATTCCAGATTGCTTTAGCGTTTGCCACGGGCGGCCTTTCTATTCCGGAGCAGATTGCAGCCAAGCTGGCTGTTGATGTTTTGTCTGGAAAAGATATTGGCGAAGCCATTAAAAACGCGGCTATTAACACGGTGGTTGCGCAGATCCCCGGTACGGATCTGATGAAAGCAGGAAGTAATTTCATTAAAGAAATGGGTTTAGATGAAGCCATTACAAAAACACTGACCAACTCTTTTCAAAATGCTGTTACATCGGGAGTTACAGCAGCAATAAATGGTAAAAGTGTTGGCGATGCAATGAAAGCTGGCGCGGTTACGGGTGGAGTGAATGGCGCTGTAAATGCGTTGTTGAACTCATCCGACATGCAAGAATTCACCAAAGATCTTTCTGCAACTCAAAAGCGCATGGTGGCTAATGCCATAACTGGGGTTATATCTGGCAAACCACTTGACCAAGTCATTATCAATTCCGCGATTGCAGCAGCGACGGTTGAAGCCAAAGACCAGGCTAAATATAAACCCCTGTCTGAAAAAGAACTGGGACAATTAGACGACGAAGAAAGACGCATATACGACTCAGAAGGTCCACGGGCGTTAATTCAATATCAAGATAAACTGAACGCAGAAGAAAAAGCAAAAGCCAAACAACTGGCAGATGAAGAAGCTGCACGTAAAACTGATGAAGCAGTGCGTGCTGCCAAAGAAAACGAATTACGAATCACTGCACAGAAAGAAGCCGAAGCAGCTCGCCTAGCAGCAGAAGCGGAAAATGCACGCAAAGCAAAAGAAGCAGAAGATGCTCGTGTTGCAAAAGAAATTGAAGCTGCTCGTATTGCAAAAGAAGAAGCTGACCGCCTAGCCAAAGAAGCTACCAACCTGAAAGAAGCTGAGGCAGCACGCAAAGCCAAAGAAGAGGCGGACCGACTGGCGAAAGAAGCGGAAGCTGCGCAAAAAGCCAAAGAGGCAGCGGATGCCGAAGCAGCTCGTAAAGCAAAAGAAGCGGAAGATGCACGCAAAGCAGAAGAGGATCGTGCCGCTAAAGAAGCTGAGTTACAGATTACCTCACAAAAAGATGCCAAAGCAGCGGATGAGGCGCGTCTAGCTAAAGAAGCTGAGGATGCGCGTAAAGCTAAAGAAGCGGAAGACGCCCGTGCAGTTAAACAAGTTGAAGATGCAATCAAAGCCAAAGAAGCTGAAGATGCTCGGATTGCTGAAGAGGCACGCAAAACTGCAGAAACGGCACGATTAGCCAAAGAAGAAGCTGACAGATTAGCAAGGGAAGCAAAAAATCTTCAGGATGCTGAAGATGCACGCAAAGCTAAAGAAGAAGCTGACCGGTTAGCCAAGGTGGCGGAAGAGGCGCGCAAAGCTGACGAAGCGCGTGCTGCCAAAGAAGCAGAGCTACAGATAGTTGCGCAGCGTGAAGCGGAACAGGCACGCCTAGCTATGGAAACGGAAAATGCGCGAAAAGCTAAGGAGGCGGAAGAAGCTCGCGTTGCCAAAGAAATTGAAACAGCACGATTAGCCAAAGAAGCAGAAGATGCGCGCCTGGCTGAAGAAGCTCGCAGATCCGCAGAAGCTGCCCGCGTTGCACAAGAAGAAGCGGATCGTTTGGCTAAAGAAGCCACAACCCGTAAAGAAGCCGAAGATGCTCGCAAGGCTAAAGAAGAAGCGGATAGGCTAGCTAAAGAGGCGGAAGCTGCTCGCAAAGCCGATGAAGAAGCGCGTGCTGCCAGGGAAGCTGAGTTAAAAATAACCGCACAGCGAGAAGCTGAAGCTGCAAGATTGGCGGAAGAAGAAAGAATATCCAAGCAAACTGAAGCGGACCGCGTAGCTAAAGAGATTGAAGCTGCGCGCTTGGCTAAAGAAGCTGA